AGTTCTTATTCCTATGTTATGGGCTCCTAAATGGTTCACTGTTGCACATAGCAATGTTGTCGGTACAGGCACTTTGTATTTTAACGATAATATTCTTGATACTTTTTATGTAGGTCAAAGCGTCACAATTGCTAACTCAGGTGGTTTGTATAACGGGACTAAGACAATTACGGCTGTTGGCGAATACTCAATTAGTGTCACAACAACTCACTCAACAGCCCAGTCTTATCACCCAATTTTTCCTTATGGATCTGTGTCCACAACAACTTACACAGACTGGACAACCGATACAGCAATCCAGAACGCAGCTTTAATGATATCTGTTGAAATCTGGCAAGCGCGTACAGCCACCCTCTCAGGCAGTAACGCAGTCGATTTCCAGCCAAGCCCTTACCGAATGAGCGCACAGCTACTCGCTAAGGTGCGAGGATTGATCGCCCATGCGCTAGACCCTCGCTCAATGGTGGGCTAATGCCTCCAGTAGCGATAACAACACTCCGCACTACTTTAGCGACTGCTTTAGTCAATAACGCTAAGTGGCAAACTTTTGCTTTTCCACCCTCAGTTGTTCTCGCAAACAGCGTGATTATCAGTCCGGACGATCCGTATTTAACACCAAATAACAACTCTCAGATTTCTATTAGTCCTTTTGCCAATTTTAAAATTATTATGACAGTGCCTTTGTTTGACAATGAAGGCAACCTAAACGGCATTGAAGATACAGTAGTTAGCGTGTTTGCACTACTGGCTGCATCATCTTTCACCTATAATGTAGGCGCAATAAGCGCACCTAGCGTTCTCAATGCTGCTTCGGGAGACCTTCTCAGCTGCGAGATGTCCGTATCAATTCTAACAAGTTGGAGTTAATTATGTCCGATAACGACAAAGCAAACGCAGAATGGCTCGTGCGAATCGGTCAAACTGCAACAGCACCAAAACCAGTCACTAAGAAAGATGAGGAATAACAATGGCACAGGGAATCGTAAATAAGGTTGGATTTAAAGTAGGAGCAACAGACCCTGCCTCAATCGATCTTAGCGCGTATGTAACAAGCTTTACATTGACTCGTTCAGTAGATAGCATCGAGACAACCGCGATGGGTGATACAGGGCATCGTTACGTTGCTGGATTGCAAAATAACAGCATCACTGTTGAACTGATCAACGATGATGCAGCTTCTGCCGTATTGCAGTCACTTAACACATTATTTGCTACTAATGCTTACTTCAAGTGTGCACTAGATAAGTCATCAACAGGTTCAGCAGCAAATCCATTTTACAGTGGGCTAATCTTGATTGACACAATCACTCCTATTAACGGAGATGTTGCAAGCCTAGGAACCCAAAGCCTGACTTTTCAGGTTTCCGGAGCAATCACAGTAGCAACCACAGGTTCATTCTAAACAACTAACAAAGGGGCAAATCATGGCACAGTTAAAAATTACATTTGCAGATGGAAAAGTAGTGCAAGGGGAGGTAACTCCTATCATCGAATACATATTCGAACAGCACTATAAGATTGGGTTTCACAAAGCTTTTCGTGAAGAAGAACTACAGACCCAAGTGTATTTTTTAGCTCATGAAGTTTGTAAGCGGTCAGGTGAGCCAGTAGATGCAAGGTTAGAGACTTTTATCAGCACTCTGAAAAGTGTTGAGGTATTAGACTCAGACCCTTTGTCTTAAAGCGCGATCTTCCATTCACCTACCTTATTGCTCGCCTGAGCATTAGGTTGGGGGTCGCGCCACAGCAGTTATTAGATTTAGACCAAACAATGCTCCAAGCATTGTTACAAGGTCTTAGGGATGAAGCAAAGGAGATCAACGATGCCAGCAAGCGTAAAGGGCGCGGTTGAACTTCGCAAAGCCTTGAGAGAATTCACTCCTGATCTATCTAAGGCATTAACAAAAGAAATGGCTCAAGCCATGCGTCCTGTGGTCAAAGTTGCCAGAGGTTATATGCCGAACGATAATCAAATATTGTCAAACTGGGGTATAACGGGAAACAGCATTAATTCTCGTTCATCTGCTTTTAGCACTGCAACCTTTCCTAAATATGTTGCATCTATTGTCAAAGCAAATGTTGGATTTAAGTCAAGCCCTTCTAAGCCTAACTCTAGAGGATTTCGTTCATTGGCTCAATTGTTTAACAAAACAAGAGCTGGAGCAATCTATGAAATTGCCGGTAAGAGAAACCCAGACAGTACCTTTGTAAAGAATCTAGACGGCAAATATGCTTCTCAGATAAAGGGTTCAGGCAATCGCAGAGGCCGTGGTTTGTATAGAGCTTATGAAGAAGATAACGGCAAGGCTTTGTCTGCCGTACTTAAAGCAATTGAAAACTCTAAGAATAAACTTAATCAACGCACAACGGTAAGAGGTTAATCATGGCTGTAGTAAAAATTGATATTGCCTCCGAATTCACAGGCAAAAAAGCCTTTAAGCAGGCAGAAACAGCCACAGATAAATTAACAAGAAGTGTAAAAAATCTTGCTGGAGCATTTGGAGTTGCTTTTAGTGCTAGAGCCGTTGTCAACTATAGTAAAATGGCTGTTAAAGCTTTTGCAGATGACGATAAAGCAGCACAGGTTTTAACTAAAACTTTACAAAATCTAGGATTGCAATTTGCTGATCCACAAATCAAAACTTTTATTGCAGACTTAGAAAAGCAATTTGGTGTATTGGACGACCAGTTACGACCTGCTTATCAGAAACTGATTACGACTACAGGTGATTTCCGTAAATCTCAAGACCTTTTAAAAGTTGCTCTTGACCTTTCTGCCATGAGTGGAGAAAGTGTTGTGAGCGCAGCAAATGATCTATCTCAGGCAATAGTGGGCAACACTAAAGGACTTAGAAAATATAACCTAGGACTTACGACTGCTCAACTTTCTGCAATGTCTTTTGAAGAAGTATTAGTAAGACTTGCAAAAGTTAGCCAGGGTCAGGCTTCTTTAGCAGCCGATACCTATTCAGGAAAGTTAGCAAAGTTAGAGGTAGCAGCTTCTAATGCCCAAGAGGTCATAGGTGGAGCACTTTTAGATAGTTTCATAAAACTATCAGGTGGCGATGTCGATAAGGCAACAACAAAGATAGACAACATGTCAACAGCTTTAGCCAATTTAATTAGATTGGCAACAGGCACTTCGGCTATGAGTCTTAAAGAAATTCTTAATAGCGTAGATTACAAATATGGCTTTATTCCAGTAGATCGCAAAATCTCCACCAATCGCTCAAAAAGTCCTGCTGGTACTTACATGAGAAATGCAGCAGAAATTAAAGCAGCTGCTGAGGCTAAGAAATTGGCACAAGACCAAGCCAAGATACAAAACAAGTTATTAAAATCTCAGCAAGATGCTTTAAAATTGTCTAAGGCCAAGGCTATTTTTGACTTACAAAAGATTCAGATTGAAGCAGCTTTAAAAGGCAAGATCTCAGAAGAAGATCGTATTCGTCTAAAGCTCATGCAAGCCATTGAGAATGAAAATATCGACCAGATTGATAAATATACAAAGCAACTGGACGAAGCTCAAAAGAAAACTATTGAACTAGTTAGTACCTTGCAAAGTATTAAGCCTCTTGATGACATATTTAAAAATTGGAACTTTATGTCAGTCAAGGAACAATTAGCATCTTTGCAATCATATTTCACTGGATTTGCTGGCTCAGCAGCTTCTGCTTTTAATGCTCTTGGTTCAGCACAAAAAGCCGCCCTTGGCGGTTATGTGCCCTTTGTTGGCGCGACCAACGCATCTCTTGGCATTACATCTAATGGTGGTGCTATTACTTCGATGCCATCGACAGTAGGTCTAGGCACTAATGGCACAGGCAATCAATTACCTGCAGGTGTAACAATTAATACAACTGTTCAAGGCTCAGTCATTGCTGAAAATGATTTGAATGAAGCTATTAATAAAGCTTTAGCGGCATCTGGTTGGGCTGGTACGGCTATTGGATATGGCCGTCAGGCAGTTATTACGGCTGTCTAATGGGATTACCAGCAACCCTCACGGTTTCCATAAACTTTGCTAATGGCCCTGCTTATGGTATTCCTTTAACACTTGATGATCCAGTCAAAGGGCTTTTAGGTTCTGGAACTCTTGCAGACTCAGCATCTTTAGTTATTGACTATTCGAGCTCTACTACAAATATTGCCATTCGCAGAGGTCGTAACCTTCTTCAAGATACTTATGATGCTGGCCAAGCTACAGTCAAGATCTTAGATCCCAACGGAGATTTTAATCCACAAAACACTTCTAGTCCTATTTATGGTTATTTACAACCTGCCAGAAAATTACGCATTTCAGCCAATTACAATGGCACTGAGTATTATCTTTTTAGCGGATATACGGCAGATTATCGCTATACCTACCCACAGGGTCAGGAAACAGCTTATGTGACTATCACTTCTTTTGATGCTTTTAAGATATTTAATACTTCTGCCATTACTACTGTAACAGGTGCAGTTGCTGGAGAAACCACCGGAACGCGAATAGGGAGAATCCTAGACACAATCAGTTGGCCTTCAAGCATGCGCGATATAGATACAGGACAGACAACCTGTCAGGCAGATCCAGCAAGCTCTAGAGCAGCCCTTATAGCCCTTAAAACGGTGGAACTGACTGAGTATGGTGCTTTTTATGTGGATCCTGCTGGCAATGCCGTATTTCAGGACAGAGCCTTCACAACGGCATCTATCGGCGGTACCCCAACAGTCTTTAATCAGACTGGAACAGGTATTTCCTACGCCAATGTTAAATTTGCTTTTGACGATAAACTTGTCTATAACCAAGCCAATATTCAGCGCACAGGGGGTACAACTCAGACCGCCAGTGATATGGCTTCTATCGATACTTACTTTTTGCACTCTTACACTCAACAAAATCTTTTGATGGAAACAGATGCAGCAGCTTTGGATTTTGCTAAGGCTTATGTGGCATCTCGAAAGGATACAAATATCCGCATTGATGCCTTGACTCTTGATCTTATGACCGCGAACTACTCTGCTGGAGTCACTGCAGCCCTAAATCTTGATTATTTCGACCCAGTCACTATCACGAATACAACCGATAGTGGATCGACAATAACCAAGACTTTACAGATTCAGGGAGTTAGCCATGACATCACCCCAAATTCATGGCAAACGACTTTTACAACCATGGAACCCATCATCGATGGGTTCATCTTGGATTCGGCATTATACGGTATTCTAGGCACTAGCGTTTTAAGTTACTAAGGAGAAACAATGGCAGCAGGACTAGGCTTCAAGACATTTGCCACAGGCGATGTCCTAAGCGCAGGTGATACCAATGGGTATCTTATGCAAGGTGTATTGGTGTTTGCCACGGCTGCAGCACGCGATGCAGCTATCACATCACCACAAGAAGGTCAGTGCTGTTATCTCAAAGACACTGATATTATTCAGGCCTATTCGGGTTCAGCGTGGGTGACAAAATCGGCAGCAGGTTCAAGTGCTTTGACTTTAATTACATCTAGCACATTCTCCTCAGTCTCATCTGTATCTTTGCCAACTGGCACATTCTCATCGACTTATGACAATTACTACTTGCAAGTTAATTTTACTTCTGGCTCAGCAAGCGGTGATTCTTTTGTCAGATTCCGTACAAGCGGCACAGACAACACATCCGCAAGTTATTTCATGACAGGTCATAAGATAAATCTAACTCCAACACAGACTTTGTTGGGTACTTCATCTGCCACTTCAATTACAAGCGCTTATATTGAAGCATCGTCTGGCACAGAAACCAATTTTAGTTGGACTATTTTCAATCCTAATCTTTCAGCAGTAACAATGCTGTTAATGGATTCATCAACTAGAAGCTTTACAACAGATCGCAGAAGTGCTGGATTTAATGGAACAACAGTATTTGACTCTATGACACTGTTCCCTGTTTCAGGCACTTTTAGCGGCACATATCGTATATATGGACTACAAAAGAGCTAGGGGATGACTATGGAAAAACTATTTAAGCAAGTAGGGGATGAAGTAAGCGAATTCACCACTGAGGAATATGCTCAACGAGCATTGGACATTGCAGAGGCAGAAAAAGCAGCAGCGGATAAAGCAAAAGAAGAAAAAGAAAATGCTATTGCTAAAGCTGCATTGCTTACTCGTTTAGGCATCACCGAGGATGAAGCGAAGCTTCTTCTAGGATAATGAAGCCACGCTTATCAAAAGCTGCTGGTCAGTTAAGGGAACAGTTTGATGACTCATTCCCAGAGCGTGATCGTGCGAGTGACGGTTGGATCGCAGATGTACGGCACATGCGTGCTGGCAAGTCTGATCATATTCCAGATGCTCAGGGATGGGTTCGTGCTATCGACATCGATGCTGATTTGTCCGGCCAAGCCAAGCCAGAAATCATGCCAGATCTTGCAGATGAGATTCGAAAGTATGCAAAGTCTGATAGCAAGAAAAGAATTGCTTACATCATTTTCAACGGCAGAATTGCCTCTCCTATTCTCGGATGGAAGTGGCGTAAATACACAGGGGCTAACAAACACACTAAGCATGCGCATATCAGCTTTACGAAAAAGGCTGACAATGATGGTGCTTTTTTTCAGATACCTATGTTAGGAGCTAGTGATGCACGAATTGAAGAAGATGTCAGGATCTTGGGTAAGAGCCTTCCTTGCGGCTGTTCTCACACTTGCGGCATCGGGAGTGACTGACCCTAAAGCCCTTGTCTATGCAGGTGTAGCTTCTATCCTGCCCCCAGTATTGCGCTGGTTGAATCCTAAAGATGATTCGTTCGGCATGGTTGAATAATGGACGCCCTTAACTGGGCGGCTTTAGCAGTTGCAGTTATATCAATTGTCACTGGCTTTGTAGGTGCAATCCGTTGGTTGGTCAAACATTATCTTGCTGAATTAAAACCTAACGGTGGTTCATCAATGAACGACAGATTGAATCGACTTGAAGGGCGTGTCGAAACAATAATTTCTTTACTAGAGAGGTGACAATTATCTCATGGCAAGAAAAGCAACTAAGAATCTAGTTGAGCAAGATTACTCAGCTCTCGATGCTTACTGCATTGGGATGTATGAGTTCGCTCAGAGTCTAAAGCGTGCAGGCTTTGATGAAGAGACTGTGCTTGGCATTATCGTAGAGCGATCAGCCTATCCTGCATGGATTTTGCCTGATCCGATAGAGCCAGAACGCTTCGGTGACTACGAAGATGAGGATGACGATTAAGCGAATCGTTGTCGTATCGGACTTACAAGTTCCTTACCATGACAGGGTTGCAACCCGTAACCTTGCAAGCTTCATCACCAAGTTTAAGCCAGATCAAGTAGTCACAATAGGCGATGAGATTGACCTACCACAGATAAGCAAGTGGGAAGAAGGTCGCATGGGTAGTTATGCCCAGACCTTAGATGATGATCGTAATGAAGCGGTGCAGCTTCTCTGGGATTTAGGCGTTACAGATTGCATCCGCAGTAATCACACAGATCGCCTGTATAACATCATCATGGCTAAAGTGCCTGCCTTCGGTGCATTGCCAGAGCTACGCTTTGAGAAGTTTATGAAGTTTGATGAACTAGGCGTCACCTTTCACAAGAACCCTATGGCTATTGCTCCTAACTGGATTGCAGTGCATGGAGATCACACACCAATCAAGCCACAGGGGGGCTTATCAGCCCTTGAAGCGGCTCGTAGGCATGGCAAGAATGTCATCTCAGGTCACACTCACAGGGCAGGGCGTTCGGCCTTCTCAGAGGCTTCTGGGGGCCGTATAGGGCGTGTCCTGCATGGTGTTGAGGTAGGCAATCTCATGGACTTTAAGCAGGCTGCTTACACAAAGGGCGTGGCTAATTGGCAGCAAGCCTTCGCCATTATGTATGTGCATGGATCTAAGGTGCAGGTTGATCTAATCAACATTGAGAAGGATGGCACATTCATTGTGTCTGGAAAGTCCTATGGCAGACCTAGATAATCGTTATCGTTTCGTTACCTAAATGTGCTTGACCATGTC